CGGGTAGCTCTTTAAGACCTTGATATCGTAGTACCGGCGTTGGCAACCCTCAAAGTCTTTGAGGGCAGAATGTGACCACGAGATGTTTTTCATAGTGCTGCGGATTCAATGGAGTCGGCCAACAATGTGCCGAACATAGAGACAAACTTTTCGTCATCACGCAGCGGGTGCTTCATGTTGTGCAAGACGGCATGCGTAATCTCATGCCAGAAGGTGTCACTCATCTCGTCGTTGCCAATCTCGTTGCCGTAAGCATCATGCGTTGCAAGCCAGATGATGCCGTTTGTGTAGTCAACAGTGCCCAGCGTGTTCTTCCTGCGTGCGTGGCGTACTTTGATTACTTTGTAGGTCGTCTTGCCCACAGTTATTTTCTTTGGTATCAACAATTGCTTCTCCTAGTTTTTAGCTAACCCATACCTACGGTGAGCGCCACCGTCAGCGTTCAACGGAATCCCCGGCATGTACCGTGGCTCCATAGTCATTTGCGCCAAGATCCAAGTCTTAGCGTCCTCCACCTCTGCGTCCGGCACAACGGCAATAAGCTCGTCATGCACTGTGCCCTTTACTGGATATCTTTTAGACACCCTGAGCATCCCATCCGTCATCACAATACGTGCCAATGCCTGCGTAATGTTGTTTGTTATTTTCCCTGCATACAACTTGGTAGCGTGTGGCCCATAAACTATTACGGCCCTACCTTTTGCATCAGTCTCACTATGTATTCGTAAATCGGGATAAAGCAACTTCATTCCGTTGGGCAATTCTATCTCACCCTTACGGAACGTAACGCATTTATATACCATTTCTTCACCGCGCACAAGCGCCTTGTGCATGGCGTGGGCGCATAGGCTCCAGAACGATACAACCGGATGCGCAGTTCTCCTATACGTATCTATGATAGCTTTGGAAGCAAGGCTGTGATACACCAAGTCTTGGGTAGAGCAAGTGTGGGGAATCTCCATCAGCTTCTCTTCGTTGCCATCCCACTTTGCAAACTCCTGCGCGTACTCAGAGTTAACCCCCAGCAACTTGGCAAAGTCTTTGCTGTACCTTACTGGAGGAGCGCCAAGGAATCCTGTCAGAAGTTGTTGTGCAAAAGATGCCCACCCTAACCCATACCCGCAGCCCAGCAATGCCGACTTAGCAGACTGCCGCAGATCAGGATGGCTGTCCTTGGTCATGCCGGGGATGTTAAACATCTGCGAACCGAAGGCCGCGTACGGGTCAGCGCCTGATCGGAAGATGTCTAGCATGTCCTCGTAGTCTGACAGCCACGCCAGCACACGCGGCTCAATCTGCGACAAGTCACCAACAACTAGCTGGTAGCCCTCAGGTGCCATGATTGCTTTGCGCAGGAACGAGTTGCGCTTTAGGTTCTGCATGTTGATGGCGCTGCCCTTACTGGCTGTCCACCTACCGGACAGGGCTCCGTAATACGACAGGGGTACAGGCAACGTACCGCGCTGGGAAATCTCCAAAAAACGCTGCGCCCGTGTGCGCTCAGTCGTTGACTTGACCTTGAGCCTAGCTTCACACAATGTCTTTACGTCCACGTTGTCCCCATTGAGCAGGGCTTGGAAGTGGGCATCGTTCTTTGCCAGTGCCAGCGTCTGCTTACCTGTGGTCTTGCTGGTTTTCATGGGCGGTGGAATCCCCAGCGTGCGCAGTATCTCAGCAAACTTGGGGTTAGATGCCAAGTGCTTCTCGTCTATGTCAAGACGTTGCAGTAAACCCTCACGTATCGTGCGCTCCTCCTCAATGGCTTTAACAAGCATCTCTTGGTCAAGCTGCAACACCGGCTCGGTGTACATCTTGAGCGTCATGTCGATGAGCCGTAGTTCCGAAGCAGGGTATCCCGCAACGAGGCGCTTGAAGATTTCTTCACACAAATATACATCATGCGCGCAATAGTCGGCCAGTTCTTTCTCAACTTCCCAAGAAAATGATTTGAGTCCGTCAGTGGAGTAAACAGCAGTACCCTTTGGGGGAAGCGAAAAGTCCGATGCAAGTCGGGCAAGACTGTTGCCAACTTCCACCCCTCGTAAAGCTCGTGCCATTGATAGCGTGTCGAAGATAAACGCGGGCTTTGTGTTATATCGCCAAGAGAGGATGGAGACATCGAATTGGGCGTTATGTGCAAGCACGGCGGTTCGTCCCCAGTTGATTCCAGATAGGAACTCAGGTAGGTCATCTCCTCTAACCCATCTAGTAGGTGCTGTGTCCCCGTATTCATGGACTCCCATTCCAAACGCCTTAAAAGAATTGTCACGTATGTACTCCTCGGTGGTTAGTTTTGATAGTGTGTAGCTCTTACTGTTCCAGTAGGTTTCAAAGTCAATGGTCAGTATGCGGTCATATGGTTTTGTCATTGAATTACTTTAGACCAATGTTGTTTTGCGGTTGATGGACTTTGGGAAAAAAACCAAAGAAAAAACAGGGAAGTCGATTAACTCGTTGGGGTCTATACGTTCCCCGTTAATCAACACAGCACCTTGCAACATGTGCCTGCGAAGTTCTCCGTTACTCATCGGCGTGCATGGTCGCTCCGCTGAAAACGGTATTGCGGGGCGTAGGTTGTTTAGATACTGTAATGCAGTCAATTCAATTTCTCCTTGGGTATTTTCATAGCCTGCTCGTCTTCAAACTTATTAAACAGCACGGACTCCAACATAATTTTTACATCGCTAGAGTCTGCATTCATTGCATACACATGTGCGCCATACCCGGTGCGCGTAGTGGTAACAAACACACCAACGCTATCCGTGTTTTGCATAAAGCATCGTAGCATTGCTGTTACACATTCGCGGAAGTGTTCACGTTCTTCCTTGTCCAGCGAATCAATCACCGCGTTAAATGTATCTACGTCCATTGGTTCATTGTTCATGATAAGTAGCCTTTCAGTTGGTCTATGTTTTGCTCGTTGATAACGAGCGCTGTCCCCCCTGCGCCACGTATGCGGCTCAGATGAGATTCTTGAAGCGCGGTTGTTTTACCTGCGCCTGCTTTTGCTTCGATGCCTATGAAGCTGCCCTTGGAACATACCAAGAAGTCAGGGACTCCAGAGTTACCGTATCCAGTACCGATGGGCATAGCGTAGTACGCGCCCATCTCATCAAGTACTTTTCTAATCTGTTTCTTTACTTTTACTTCAGGTGTAGCTGCCATTTGTTTCTCCTGTTGAATTAGTGAGGGGGTCAAGTAGATTCCACGCCCCCTCAGTCGTGGTGAGAACTAGGTAACACAAAGTTGTATCCGGCTAAGCACTTTGTGTTACCGACAAAACGTAGTCGCATCTACTAGGCTTGTACGCGTTGCCATCATGACTTGCTTAGCCTTGTTGTTTAATAAGGTGCCGTGCCGCTTCCAGCGCGGCTTTGGTGTCTAGCTTCAAGTGTTCGTTCTCCTCCTGCAACTCTTGCATGCGGATGTACGCCTCGGTGCAGAAGTTGGCTAGGTTTTGATTGCTCCAAGCGGCAAAGTTGGGTACGTCTTTTGGTTGGTTCATTTGGGTTCCTTTCGTTTAGGTTTAATGGCAGCAATACCGTTTTCAGAAATTGGGTTGCGGGCTTTCATAAACTGGTCAGCTAGTTCAAACGCAACGGGGATGGTAACTTCCACCTCTGTGGAGTTACGTGCCAAAAGCCCAGTTAGGGCGAACATCGCCGCTAAGTCTCGTAGATTTGTTTCGTGCTCGGTCATGCGGTTTCTCCGTTGGTTTAGGGCAGTTATCAGGCGGTACTACTACACACCATACAGCAACCCACTGTTTGCGGTGGGCTATCCATCTATCTATGTACGCATCGGGCATACCCAGCAGCGCACGCCTAATAGAAGTAGTACTTTTTTCCACCCGCTCGGCTATTTCATATACGGTCAGCCCATCAGGGTACTTCTGTAGCACCATCCTCACAGCGTGATGATTACTCTTGTGCATTTTTCTCCTGTCTTTGTTCGTAGCAAACCATACCCATGTGATCTTCGGGATGGAATAGCAAGTCGTTGTTCTTGTGGCACTGCCCAAGTAATTGTCCGTCCTTTCTTTTGTCGTGCTGCTTGCGTACTAGGTGTTTACATGTATTGCAGTTGGCTTCATGCTCATCAAACGAACGCTTGGATTCCTTATATGCAGGGGTTGCACTCGGATGACATACATACGTTCCATTAACCTGTGGCACACACGGCCCCAAAAAAATAGCTTCATCCCACTTCACTGGTAGCTGTGTGTACTGGCAGGTATAAAACCC